TTGTTATTCACGGCTTTTAAATCATTTTTATGTGGTGTATCGAATTCGTACTTGACAAGTACCTCAAGTTCATGTCGAATATTTTTCAATTTAAGCTCGTCTTTTACGCGTTCACTCTTAATCTCTAAAATCGTGATTTTATCTATGAGTTCTCCCTTTGATACCTCTATGCGCATTTTTAATTTTACTATAGTTATCTTTAATACATTAAAGAAATGACATTTTGTTTATTAAATGATAGTTACAGAACCAGACTGGAAAGATGTACGATCAAGTGGATATGGACGAGTACATATAGGAGATAATACAGTTATACGTGAGTATACAGTCATAAATAAACCAACCGGTAAAGTCACATATATAGGTGACGATTGTTATATCATGAACCGCTGTTTTATTGGACATGATTGCTACATAGGGAATGGGGTTCAGATGAACCCGGGGTGTAGTGTAGCTGGCTATGTAAAGATAGATGACCATTCGCATATAGGTATGAATGCATCTATACATCAAAAATCGACAATAGGTAAATATTGTGTAATAGGTGCTGGTAGTTTCTTCAAAGGTGAATCACCCGATGGTATTGTGTGGGGTGGAGTTCCCGCTAGACCAATCAAGGCGAATGAGATTGGTATAGAAAGATCATCTCTTTCCGAAAACGAAAAAATAGAATTAATCAAACGCTCTAAAAGCTTTATTGACGGTTTCAAGAGTTCTGGCGATGTCTAATGGATATCCAATTGAATTTTTGTTCATGAAATGTTTTATGTTCATTTCAATCGCATCCGTCTTTTCGACTTCACCTATATTTTCTATGAAAAATTCCTTTTCCGACGACCATCTATATACATTATCTTTACAGTATAGACTTATATTGCGACCCTTTTTCATAGAAGTATTACTAACTTCTATGTTAAACGTAATATCATCACATGCACCGTTTATTAATACCGATTTTTCATTTGCGTATGGTACATGCATTTTGCGTATACTCTTCTTTGATTTTATCAGTAAAAACATAAGTATCGATACGGGGTGAATTGCGAGGTCTTCCACTATGTTTACATCTTTTGGTATCATGGTTCCATTGTTCAACCATTTCATCTCTATGTGTTTCACATTTTCGCAATTACCGAGACATTTTATGGAGTTGTGTTGTAACCACGTGAAATCACAATACAAAAACGTATCATCTGGTTTTTTTGAAAATATATCGAGTGTATCTTCGAGAGAAGGACATATAGGCTTTTCAACCCATATATTCTTAACACCCCTTGAAAATAAATCAAGTAAAATCGAATGATGTGTACTCGCAGGTGTAGTTACAAAATATCTGTCGTCTTCAAATGTTACCATACTTGAAATGTTTTTAAGGTCTGCTTTTTCGTTATATGGATCTACCGTTATCACATTGTAACTCAATTTTTCGAGTTTAGATTTTAGTATGCTACCAAAATAACCGAGACCGATTATAATACAATTCATTATTAAAGAATAACACGTAATCTTTAATAATGAAGATTCCTTATAATGACTTGTCTAGAATTCATGAACCACTGAAGAATTCGTTTCATACCGCACTCGATCAGGTGTTACAAACATCTGCCTTTGTCGGCGATAAACAATTCGCAGAAGATTTTAGAATATACACGGGTTCTAATCATTGTGTCACATGTAACAGTGGTACCGATGCTTTGTATATAGCCATAAAATCACTTGAACTTACACCTGGTTCTCGCATAGCTGTACCAGCTGTATCATATGCGGCTACAGCAATGGCGGTTGTAAACGCTGGTCATATTCCAGTGTTTATAGACGTGGATTCGGAGACTGGCCTCATGCTGACCGATAAAGTAAAAGACGTAGATTGTGTTATCCCAGTTCACCTTTATGGGCAATGTGTAGATATGAAAGAATTATTAGAATTGGGTGTACCAGTCATAGAAGACTGTGCACAAGCGCATGGTGCGCGGATTGAGGGTAAGCACGTGGGAAATGTGGGAGTCATAGGGTGCTTTTCGTTTTATCCCGGTAAAAATATGGGTGCACTTGGAGATGCTGGTGCATGTATAACAAATGATGAGTCTCTGGCCACTAAAATGAAACAATACGCGAGTCTAGGGTCACCGAAACATAGTCGTTATCAGCATGAAACTGACGGCATAAATTCGCGTATGGATGGATTACAAGGTTTATTTCTTACAGAAAAATTGAAGCATATTGATACGTGGACAGATCAAAGAATATCAATTGCGCGGAGATATCAAACTGGTTCACTATTTCCAAATAGGAGCTGTGTAGGTAAAGATGTGTATCATGTGTTTCATACTCTACAAGAAGATAGAGATGCATACATAAAATTCATGAATGATCGCGGAATTCAAACTGGTATACACTATCCACATCCCTTACCAGAATTGAAGTGCTTTAGTAAATATCACATTTTGTGCAAAAATGCAATTGAGTTTTGCAAAAAGTGTGTGAGTTTACCCTTGTTTCCGGGTATGAGTGACGAAGAAGTTGACTTTACATTAAAGAGTCATACAAGTTTTCTCCAATCTCGGAAGAAACTGTAAAATTACCATCTTCATCCCAACGATTATCCTGTTTTTCCACTGTTTTTATATGCCATATAGCTATGGATGGATCTGGTTTCAACGCAACCTGTTTTTTGAAACCAATTATATTTTCATGTAATTCGTTTCCATATTTTATATTTTCATCCCTTTTGAAAACTCTACATATGTAATCTGGCCAGTTTATCCAATCGAGCTCGTTAAGTGTAAAATTTCTATATTTTATCCATTCTTCCGTGAATCCATGTGATATATTTATCCTAGGGGCCATTAACAAATCCGCGCCAGTCTCTTCAAGTATATTCTTTAGATTTTTTATCAATTTTTCTTTGGGCATTTCGTCCGGGTCTATTATGAAAATATAGTCGCCATTACATTTAGTTATATGGAAGTTTCTATGTGATGCGAAATTTCCATCAAATTCTCTTTCGTGTACGACTAATCGACTTTTAAAATGATCAATAACAGCCCTTACATTTTTTGTTACATGCTTGGTATCTACCAAAACATTTATTTCGTCATTATCGTCTATAACCTTTGTGAGGAAAGATATAAGAGAATATAAGTCTTTTGATTCGTTACACACGGTGATAGCGTAAGATAATTTCATTATTATTAAAGATTAACATATCTTTAAATTAAACATGATACCCAAGGTGATTCATAAAGTAATATTAGTTGATGACGGTAAAATACCCGAATTACCAGATGGAATGAAGAAAGCAATTGAAACATATTATAGAATGAACCCGGGGTACAAAGTCAATCTATTTTCGGGAAATGACTGTGTCGAGTATATCAAAAAACACTTTGATGAAAGAATACTTAATGCATATGAAAAACTAAAACCATATGCATATAAATGTGATTTGATGCGCCATCTTATATTATATAATGAAGGTGGGTGGTATGCAGATGCGAGAATGGTATGTTATACACCACTTGATATCTTAAATGACTACGACAAGGAATTTTATGTGTGTATAGATACACCACAAATACAACCGTGTATATGGAATGGTTTTGTAGGTTCTATTCCAAAACACACAATTTCTAAAAAAATCATAGATTTGATCGTGTGGAATGTCGAACACATGCATTATGGTGTAGATTGTTTGGCTCCCACTGGCCCCATCGCTTATACAACTGCGTGCATAGACTATTTGCGTATGTTTCCATCAAAGTGTATGATAGGAAGACATATACTAGATAATGGTGAGCAATTTGTAGACTATGAATGTGGACGGGTTGCAAAAGTTAAATACAATAATGCACGAGGTGCAGACAATAGAGATATAAAAGGTGGGAATGATTATGGTGAAATGTGGAGAAACTGGGATGTCTACGTGATCCCGTGATTAATTTCTTCAATTTATATTAACATGCTCGAAGAGGAACTTGACGACCTCACCAAGAGAAGATTAGAACTTGATGAAATCATATCTGATCTGTACGAGCTTAAACCACTTTTAGAAAAGTGTGAAAATGACACTCTTTTAAAAGGGTACAAAGAATGTGAGTCGAGTACGTTTTCTTTATCTGAATGGTACATACGCACTAAACCACTCTTTAAAGATCTCATATCTTGGCTTAAAATGTATTACGAACAAAAAATGGAAACACAAAATGAAACGGATCAACTAAGACAAAAAATAAAAAAATTGCGCCACGAAATACTCACGTCATTTAATAAATCTTAAGAATTTCTGCTACAGCCGGGTGTCTTAAGATATCTTCGTCGTGCATGAGTACGTGTTCCACATATTCAAAATCATTACCCTTGAGTTTGTGTACGAGATCGGCCAAACCATTTTTCTTGTTTACCAGGTCACTTTGTTTCAAGTCACCCATAACGATCATTTTAGAGTTTTCACCGAGACGTGTGAGTAACATCTTCATTTGGTTTGGTGTACTGTTTTGCATTTCATCACCAATGATGAATGAATCATTAAATGTTCTTCCTCGCATGAATCCGAGTGGTTCAACTTTTACACAGTGTTCAAGTTGGTTGCGCGTGAGTTGCATTTCAAAAACATCCATCATCGGTCTAATCCATGGTTCCATCTTTCTTTCCATTTCACCGGGTAAATAGCCCATGTCTTCGTCAGCCGCAACGATTGGCCGTGTGAGAACAATCCTCTTACATTCTTTGTTTTTCAATTGTTCAGCCGCATATTGACACGCAAACATGGTTTTACCTGAACCAGCTGGACCAGTTGCGATTACGATTGGTTTGTGTGACTGTAACACTTTGACATATTCAATTTGACCTGGAGTTTTGGGGATATTCATCTATAGTTACTTAAGGTTTTTTCTTTATTACATTATAAGATGGAGTTTCATTTCATAACAGTTGGTCGTAGTAGTCTTGCTACCATAACCGACCCAAACCGTAAACCACGAGCACTTTGTTTCAGGGATAGAGTCGATGCAGTTAAATACATTGATTATTTGTCTACGTACAGGTCAAAATTTGGGCGTTGGCCGAGTGTTGATTTAAGCGAACCTGTCACAAAGATTGAAACTCTCCACGGTGCTAAAAAGCGAACACCTGAATATGTACGTAAATTCATAAAAGTGAATACCCTTCAACAACACGAATTAAACGGTATGTCTATGTCATCCGGACTGTCTTATTTTTACTGCCACAGTTTTGATTACACCGATGAATTAACAGCCTTGAAATTACGGGGACAAGAGATAGACGCTGCTGTTGACGAAGACATGTATAAAAATTGGCTTGAATGTAATTTAAAGATAGATTAGTATACTATACAAAAAATGGGAAGCCTGTCCCTTCGTTTTGATCCAACAAAGAAAGAACATGCCGAATGGTTGAAGCGTGTGGGTGATAGTTTCAAAAAGTCTATGCGTGAAAAACACGATTTTATGAGTGATGTAAACAGTAATCCAATCTCCGACGAACCAATTAAACCACAAGATTGGGCACAGTTACACTTTGTATTGGCGATGAAATACACAGATGCGGTATTTGATGGAACTGCGTACATCCCAAAATAAAAACTTAGCTTACATAAATGCTCACCGCTGTGTTGGC